AGCACCTACGGCTAATCCTCTTTGGATAGCACGATTAAATATCCCTTTAGCTACTGTTAGATTGTATGGATTATTAAGCTCAAGTGTTTTTATCTTTTCGTCAACTGATGCAAAATCTGATGTAGACTTGTTGTATAGATTTACCCCTTCATTGATTTTTGATTTATCAATCTGACCAGATTTAGCGTCAAATATCAGTTTAGCAGAAGCGTCTAAATCTATACCTGTTCCTATTCTATCTAGATTAAGTAACGCTAACTCTTTGTCTACCGCAGGAGCTTTATCATCAGTTATAACCTTGATATATTCTTGATAGTCTGCCTGCTTTCCATATGAAAGAGATTTAAGGGCAGAATATTGTCTTTTTGAAAGAAAACCCTTTAGCTCAGAAGATTCGTACTCATCCCTGAGTGCTTTTGACTCGGAGTGATACGCTGGACTATATTGGCTTCTTATAAATGAATCTCTTGTTCTATTATTAGTTTGAATGTCAGAAAATTCGTTCATCATATTATAAACGAGTTCTGTTCTGACAGCACCTGTTTCTACGGTATTAGCCTCATTGGCTTTGTAGATATATCCTCTAAGATTTTCTCTTTCTTGTGATTGTTGTGGTAGGGTATCTAATTTATCCTTAATTACAGCATTGATATAATCCTGAGAGTACTTAAATGAATCGTATACAGATTGTATCTGAGGAGTAATAACAACATCAATTATTTTTTGACCACCAGTCTGTTTCCATGTAGTCAGCTTAAGGTTCTCAAAGTTTGGAGCCTTAACCTGTGGGGGCATAGTATCCTTTACTCCTTTAGCTTTCTCAGATAGTGAAGGTAGCTTAGGCTCCTCTTGGTCTGTTTGATTAGAAATAGGCTCTACGAGTGGTACTATATTTATAGATTGATACTCGGAACTCTCTGTGTCTAAAGGGCTAAAATTTTGTTCAAAATTCATATCCTTGTTATATTAACAAAGATAGTAGATTTATCGTTGCATAACTCCAGCACTTCCTATTGCGGAGAAATAAGCTTTAATTACCGCCATCAATGCAGACCTATTTTCGTTGTTTTCATTAATACCAATCTTGTAATTTATACCCTTTTCATTCCACTCATCGGCTCCTTTACTGGCATCGAATGCATTATTTTTGAAGCCCATAGACCATCCTTTGGTCTTTAATCCTCCAGCTAGTTTGTCAACAACGCCAGTCCTCTTTTTAGCATCTCCGCTAAAATAGTCTGCAATCATCTTGTTCATTAATGCTGCTTGTTCAGCTGAAATAGTACCACCGCCACCACGACCAGAGCTTTCTTTATAGAATCTCTCCGCTTCATCTGGTGCAGGCTTATACTTCCTAGCAATCATCTCCATCATTACATAGTCAACTGGCTGGAAGTCCTTAATTTCTTTCTCAGGCTTGTTGCTGTCCTTCATGTACATTTTGTACAAATCGTATCTGGTTTGATAATCCTTAGTCAGACCATCCTTATTCAATGTTTTGAAATTATTGAAATCCCTCATTACACCAGACGAATTAACTGATGGAGCATTTACAGCATCATACGCAACTGTCTCCAAATCAGAATAAACAGGCATCTGCTTTTTCTCTGTTCTTATAATTTTTTTATTAGAATCTTTTACCACATGGTCTTGCTGATTAACAGAAATCTTTGGAATATATGATTCGTATACAACACCCGGTGCAACAAATGCTTTTTGCGTAATAGATGTTTTATTTGGAATATCTATAGAAGGTATATAGCTTCCTTTAAGAACACGGTTGTACATATCTGTCAAGGTAGCTGCGTCTCCATCAAATCCCTCATACTTTGATTTTTGAAGAGTTACTATCTGCGACATGCCGTCTTTTATCTCTTTTATCGCACCTATTCGCATCTGTAAGTCTTTCTTCTGTTTTTCTATAGCATCTTGAAGTGCTATATATTCAGATGAATTAACCTTACCACCCTTCAAAATAAAATCTTGAACGCCACGATTGGCTTCCATAATTCCATCAAACTGAGCAGTAAAAGCTTGCTTCTCTGAAGTAGAAAGGTCTGTGCCGAATCTTTCTACGTCAGCTTGATGCTGTCTGAATATAGTATTAGCTATAGATGCTCTTTGATTCTCAAGTTCCTGCAAGCGTCTTTGTCTTTCCTCTTCTTGCATAAGCATAGCTCTGCCCTGCTGAAACCCAGTCATGAACTTTTGTGCAGCAGCACCATAGTCTATATACCCAGTTGGTATTACTTCAAGTCTTCTACTCATATTATTAGCCTTTATACATTCCCATTGCTGTTCCGCCAAGCTGAGTCAAAGCACCAAGAGCAGAAGATGTCTGAGCTCTTCCCTGAGCTAAGTCTGCTCTAGCGGATTGATATTTGTTTGCCCACTTTTCCCAATCAGCTTGCTGCTTCATTAGTTCAGCCTGTGCCAACATGTTTCCAGCTTGAGAGGTTAATCCAAATCCAGTTAATCCGGCTTTCTGAACAGCCTCTAATCCAGACATCTGTGCACCAAATCCAAGCCTTCCAGCCTCTACTCCGGTTTGGTATCCAAGCCCTAAAGCCTGCTGTCTTAATCCAACTCCATATTGTTTAGCACCCATATACTGACCTAATCCTGCAGTTTGAGCTTGATATGCTTGACCTACTAAGGAATTGATTCCTTGTTGTTGTTGTCTCAGAAGTCCGCCAGCCATAGCACCACCCATTCTACGGTCTGTAGCACTCTTAAGAGCACCAGCACCCTGTTGTGCTATAATATCTGCACCCATCTGACCAGCAGGACCTAATCCTCTCATCATAGCCATTTTGCCCAGTCTTTCTATGTCAGCTGCCCCTTTTTCTGCACCAGCGGTATATTGCTCTGCAAATCTCTTTTGGTCTTCTTGAAGTTTTTTAGCAAAGTCAGTACCTAAACCAGCCATCTGGTTAGCTAAATCCATTTGCTTTCTAGAAGCTTCTTCAGCTTTTAGAATGTTTTGCTTATAGAAGTCTGGTATATTGTAAGCAGGCTCCTTAGACTCAAGACCAGCAATTTGCTTCTTAGCCTTTTTTGTTCTAGAAGCACCAGATGCGATTCCAACACCACCTGCTGCAAGTGCTGTTGCACCACCTACTATTGCTATTGTTGCGAAACTCATAACTCTATTTTTTTATTTTCCAATACAGTTTTTAACAAATCATTTTCTCTCTTTTCTATCAATCTCTCCTCAATCTCCTCTAAATCCTGAGAATCACTTTGGTTGACATGATATGTCGTCCATATGCAATCCTCTATGATATACAATATCCTTCTCGTTCCCGGCTTCGTTATCCCTGTGTACGGTGCCTCAAACTCCTCCCATTCCTTTCCATCAATAGACACAGCCACTTTTCCTTTGGAGACAGTAAACGGGTGTTCGGTCTTGTGAATCTTGCTCGTAACTAAGCTACCTGCTGGCATAAATATCTCTCTGATATACATGCCGGAGGTAAACCTATGTACAAGAGGCAAATCTATAGTCTGATAATTATCAGCCATAAAAGCCTCAAGCTCATCCACCCTGTCATCGTTCTCCCTTATGATGATGTCTCCACTCATCAATTTATCTTTGATTCGTTATACCCATATTTGAGCATAAGCAAAGTTACATAATTAGACGGGGTTAAAGCTTTTAATTCCATAATACACCAGTTTCCTCTTATCGGCTTACCCGTTGTTGGCGTAGCAGCTCCGCTATCCCTCAAGAAAGGAGCATTAAAGAACCCTTCTTGATTTCTAAAAAATGAATACGGTATAGACGAATCTAGCACGTTTGCAGCCCCTTTCACATAATCAGCAACCCATAAACTATTTGCCACTTCCGTAAAGGTCATAAATATCTTCTTTACAATAGGATTCTCATTTAGAATCACCCTTATTTTAGCATCATTCTGAACTCCATAGAAGTTGCAGTAGCTAACATTACTCTTGTGCTCCCATAAAGTTCCAGTATTAAAAGAAGTGTACAGTCTGTTATTCAGAGAATTAATTGTGTACGGGTAGTATGTATAGAAGGAATCGAATCTCTCGGTTCTCTCAGAATAGCATATAGTGAACTTATTACTACCCTTCTCACTTGAGAATATAACACTTCTGTTAGAAGAGTCGTATCCAGCAACATACTTAGCATCATCAAGGATATTTTCTGTAGCCCAAGAGTTCATATTTGTAGTAATGGATATCGGTGTGATACCTTCTAATCCAAGACGGCAAACAGCTTTTCGTATATCATCTATAAAATAATCTGCATAAGAATCAGACACCAAGCTTCCCGTAGCATTACCTATAGAATAATTACCAGCATAGTACTGGACATTATTAAATAGCTCGGTAGATAGTGTCAAATCCGTTCCACCAGCAGCGTTTGTAATAATTGACTGATAGACAGGGAGCATACCAACCTTATCCTCTTGATAAGTTCTCAGCATTCTATCCCTAACACTTAATCTTTTAATAGGACCAAATGAAGCATCTAGGTCTTTAAAATCTAAGTATAAAAACCTATTCAATCCATTGACATTACTATTAAACTCAAGATTCTGCGACCATCTTACAGTTGCAGGAAACTCTCTTTGTCTAGCTTGTTTATCTTCTACGGCTGGTCTTCCGTTCTTATTAATCTTAGTTAAGAAAAGTGGAGAAAGATTGTCCTCTTGAATCAAGTAGTTTTTAGTTGGTACACTTGAATAGAACACACGTTGAACCGAATCCGTCTTTCCACCAACCGGAGTAGCCGTTGAACCCTCAAGAACCACATAATCAGATTTAAACATGGAATCACCAGCTAGTGTCATTTCAATTTGCGTTCCAGCAACGTATGAGCTACAAAGGAACGTATGTGGTAGTTCGTAAAATACATCACCCTGAGAGCCTGTAGAAGTAATCTTCTTTCTTCTAAGAATCTTTGCCTTTAGACCAATAATTTGTGTAGCACCAGAGGTATCACCGCATGCAGTCATAAAGTCTTTAGCAGACTCATCTACTTGAATCCAATTACCATCTAGTGTAACAGTAGTTCCATTAGACTCATAAAACTCTGGGTCTATAAGAAGGTCTATTACTTTGAAAACCTTTTCGTTGATACCTATACCATCATACGCACCAGATTGTAGTTTATTCTTATAGTAATCATAAACTATAGATATTTCATCACCACTCTGGAAAGTATAACCAAGATTGTTTATTCTAAGTGCCAACTGTCTTGGAACCGTTTGGTCATTAGACGGCAGAACACCGCTATTTACAATAGTAACAGTAACATATGAATCACTCACAGAACCAGTAACTGTCTGATATTTGTAAGCAGATATCGTATATCCGTATTGAACACTAATCTGTGCAGAAGCACCCGGATTTATAGCTACTGAAGCACCACCAGAGGAAACATAAATAATGTCTGCTGATGTGTTTGTAACAGTAACAGTTCCACTAGCCCCCTGTGCATACTCATTTGCTGAATAAATAAACGCCTGACTTATATAGTCACCAGAGTTTAGTACTCTATAATCTGTATAGAACAGGAAGTTCTGATTGGGAACTATTGTATCTGGGTTGGTAAGATTTATATATGCGGTAGGGTCAGATGGGAGTCTTGCTGCTCCATATATACTACCAGTATAGTAAACCTGTAATCTTACATCTTGATATGTATTAGTAGAGCCAACATACCTCCACTCTACTGTCCATACTGTAGACTGACCAGATGGTGATATTATAGTTGGCTGAAAATCATTAGTAGGTATTGAATTTGTATATCCTCCAGCTTGTGGTGGAGTATTTACGGTAACAGTATAATCCGTATTCTCTACAGCAGAAACAAGCTTCTTGTACTCAAAAATCATCCTTCCGGGGTCATTGATAGGCTTATTCCTATATGTCAATGAATGCGGATTTAGACTTATATCGTAATATGAGGTTGTTGGTGCATTTGTGTCACAATTACTATATGTTACCTTTAAGAATTGATGACTTCCATAAGACTTATAAAATGGTATGTCGGCAGCAGGTCCGCCATTAGGCTGAGGTAGTATGCTTATGTTAGTAAGACTACAGGTTAAACCGCTTGTACTGAGTGCCCCATATTTAAAATCTATAACATCTGTTATAACCTCTGACTCATAGTTATTATCTTCTGTAATAGCTAGTCTGAAATACTTAGCCCAAGATGGTGCTGCAGAGCTTATCTGAATATATGGTAAATAAGTCTGTCTTGTATTCCACCAAGCAGTACCTGTTCCGGCAGCTAAAAGAGATGGAGACCAATGGATATGTGGTACATCAACAACCATGCTATTCCCAGTAAACACACCCACATTTCTTCCATGCTCATCAAGGTATACCACTCCAATCTTATACTTACCGCCCGGATTCAGTATCATATTAGATGCTGGATTCAAGTTGTCGTCAAAGAACATCTTATTATCACTAACGTAATTTGAAGATGTTAGACCAACAGTAGAAGATATGTTTGACTTATTATATCCTTCTTTAAAGTTTCCGTATGTTATAACATTTCCGTTTACTACTTCCTGAGCCTTAGCTGAAATAGGAACATAGTCAAACTGCAAAACATCTGGTGCCTCAGAATTATCTAAAGGTATTTTCTGACCAGCACCAGTAAAGGTGTATGTTATAGGAGAGCCAGTTGATACTATAGTATCTATGGTGTAAAAGTTGCTCCATATTCCATCAAAATACTCCCTATAGATTACCTCAATCTCCTTTACGTTTGCAGAGCCAGATTGTATTGTAAACCTTACCGCATTGTACCCTATAGAAGTATCAGTAGGTATAATGTTGGTTTCATTGAATATGTAGTATGGGATAAGAGTATTTGAAATCGGTGAAAAAACAGATTTCTCATAATCATCGTATATGTACCTATATGCGAATTGGTACATTTTATTTTGCACAATCAAGCTTCCGTCACTAACCCTAACTAGGTTTACATTTGACGGAGAGAACATAGGTGGCTTCTTTATAACCGTTGTAAACTCCTCAATGATGTTGCCAAAGTAGCCAAGCGTCTTAGCTTTTCTTATATTTAGCTTTCTTGGAACTCCGTCTTTATCAAGCCAGAATAGCAAATCACCTTCTTCTGAAGTATCTGCACGATTGATAATTCTTGGGTTATGACATTGAACAGTTGTTGATAAGTTTATTGCTGCACTCTGTGCATTTGTTCCACACTTTACAATGATTGAGTGGATATTAGTTATCTGATTATACTCAGTTATTAAGTGATTCCCACCCGTATGAGCTATAAGATAAATAATAGAATCTCTTAGCGTATTTGTAACAGAGCCTACTACAACGTGGCTGCTTGTTAAAAAAAAGTTCGTAGAGCCGTCTAAATCCTTTAACTGAATTTCGGCATTACCAACTATATTATTTACGCCACCATAGGTGCTTATATTTCTAGCATCAATGTAGTCACCAGATGGCAATAACTCATTGTCATAGTCTGTATTAAGACCACCATTAATGCTTTTAGGCTGTGAAAATTGTGCCATATTTATTTAACGATAAGCTTCTCGTTGTCAAAAGAAACATCTCTAGCTTCGGAAGGAAGGAAAGGATGTACTCTAGATTTAAGAAGTCTTTTCTGGTTATAAAATTCTGTCCTTCTGATTGTTTTCTCTGATAAGTTCATTTTTCTTCCAGTAGGCATATACTGAGAATCTTTCCAAGCTATATAAGCTATCAAAGCCTCTTCAGCAATATCCGCAATCTCCACATCCTCTTCATCTATTGTTGCCATATACTCAACTATGATATAGTCATACGGGAACTCTGGATTTAAAATCATAGTGTCCTCGTCTATGGTATATGTGCCAATAAACGTAGTCTTAGTGTATGCACCGAATGCTTTGTAGTCTGAGCTTCCGTTTATTGAATTTAAGTAAGCAAAATCTCTTAATCGTGTATTGTCAATAGGAGCTGTAGCAAAATCATTGTCATTAAATCTTGATGTCTCCGTTTGTAACTTTCTAAAAGCAGTAACAGTATCATCTCTCATTATAGACGCTATCTGACCAACATTGTTTACAACACCAACATTCAATACGTTTAGCATATCTGCTGGGAGTTGTACCGTTTTATTAGGCAGTACATTAAGTCTTATGGTCTTAGGAGATGATGTAACATCAAGACCTATCTCTTTGGTACCCCGTACAGCTATGTCGTACAATCTCCTATAGTGACCATTATTATAGCCAGCTTGAGATATATACCTGTATATTGCCTTTGATATTTTCATTTTTTATTCTTTACCTGTTCTTGATGCTAAATCTTCTTGTCTTCTTTTATCAAGCATTCCAACTGCATAGTCAATAGCGAATGGAATATTATCTGCAGGAATATTTAATTCCTCTTCTAATGTATTCCAATCCGGGGTTCCTACAAGTCTTGCAGACATTGTTTTATCTGTTAACGGAATCTTAGATAAAAACTGAAGCCTACTTCCGTTTATGTAGTATCCTATACGTCCTTTTTCTACAGGAAGTTCATCCCATAAAAAAATCTCGTGAGATGAGATAGGCATAGGCTGCTTTTCAAGACCGCTTACTTTAATGTTTGAGATAGCGACACCGATTTTAGCACTAATAGGAGTATAAGCCAGCTCAACAGAATTATCTGATTCTATAGTTAATCCTGTAATTGTTATGTAAAAAGCATCCCCAATAAACTCCTCATTATCAACTTGAATATTACCCATGTATGCTCTCTGGGCAGCAATAGCTATACCCATGTTGAGCAGAATATTGACTTCTCTATCTGAGTGAGATGCATCAACTGGAACCAACCCACCATAATGGGTTCTTTTTATCAATTCTATAGCTTGTCTTCTTTTCATGCGTCAACCTTTTTGATGTTCCCGAATTGAATCAAACTTGGGTCTTTCAGGTTAATACCTAAGTATCCAAGAACTCGAAATAGAACATTGTTAATTTTATTATCAGCCCATTCAACAGATGTCCCGTCTACAGCAATTCTCCTTATAGGCTTTTTGTAATAAGTAAGCCAAACACCAACAGAGGGGCTAGATGGATAAAAGAAAAAACTACCACCAGACTCAATATATACGGGGTCTTCAGCATTAGGAGAATCTATATCGGAATACAACTTGCTATCAAGCACAGTTGGTTCAATCCTAGTTGCAAATTTGCCATTCATAGGAGCCTGACCGGGATATGCCGTCTTTAAATAGATGGCTCTAGCATAGTCTGCTGGCTTGTTATAAGGGGAAGCTAATAATTGCTCAAAAACTAAGAAAGGGGATAATGTTTCGGTAGTCTGATTATCCGCATTTGTCGGAGTGCTGTATATGTTATTTCTACTCATTACAGCGTAAGACATGTCAATCAAGTAATTGAAATAATCGGTAGATGCTAAATTGTATGCCTGAAGAAACTCATCCTGAGACATAAATGACCCATCGTACTTGTTTATAAGGTATTGGGTCGTGTCATATAATTGCTGAACTGTTGCCATTACTACAAAATTAACATTTTTAACAATAAAGGGGGCAATGCCCCCCGTATTGAATTAATAATATGAAAGCCAATTATTCTCTTTCACCTGCCAACATCATAGGCTTGTTACCAGAAACATCCATTTTAATTAAATCATCCAAATTGGACAGACCTAACTCTTTCATTCTCTTCTTAGCATCGTCTAAGATGAATGTATTCTCGGTGTCAAGTTCTACAGTCTTCTTTGAAGGGTCATACTTGAATGTCTTTCTGTAACCTTCACCAGCAATACCAGTAGGAGCCAACATAGTAGCAAATCTTCTACCAAACTTAATATCTCCTAGTCCACCTACTTTACCTTGCTCCTTAGAGCCAACAAGAGTTTTACTCTTTTCTTCTGGGTTCTGTGCAAGCCCCATATCTATAGTAGCTTTTAGGAAAGCATCATAATCATTACCTAAAGTCTTCTTGATTTCATCTGGGGACAAGTATGTTTCTAGGTCAGATTTCTGTGCGAAGTCTTGAGCTTCCATGAGCTTCTTCTTTCCTTCTTCCCACTTTCCTTGTCTAACCAAAGAAGTCTGGTCTTTAAGTATCGTATTATACTGCTCCATGAAAGAGTCGAACTTCTTAGGGTCTTTCTTTCTAAGAGCTTCAATAAGCTTTGGTCTTAAACTAGAAATTACTGCACCAGCCTTGTATCTTTTGTCAATAGGATTATCTTCTCCGTTAGGGTCTGGAGCCGTATCCTCACGTTCCATGTCATCTGACTTGGGTGCTCCAAGCTTTGATGCCATTTTTGCTAACATGTCATTAAGCATAAAAATTGTGTTTTATTGAGTAATATAAGGCAAATATACCACAAATTACAGACCCTTAAGCCTTTCGTAGAAGCGTTGTCCTTCTCCCTCCTTAAAACAGAACTTAACAAGGTATTCAACTGTTTTTTCACCTGCTGGGATTACAGCTGCCAAACCTCTACTTTCTGCCCAATGAACCTGACCCGGAGTTATGCTCTCGGTGAGGATTCCAGACTCCAAGGCATTTTTAACCAAATGGAACGCCTTTGTAGTCGGATTATTGTAGGATTTAAGGAACAATTCTGGTCTATTTTCAGCCACAGATACATACTCAACACGAAGCTCATCAGAGTCTTTTTCTATCCCCTGTGCATTGATTTTAGTGATACCAAGATAATCAATGTGTTCAAGCATTGACTGCTCTGACGCAGAGAGTGCAATCTTCATAGCCTCATGCTTAGTCTTTACATTTTGGATATTCTTCTTTGAGATAGCCTCAAAGTTCATAATCTCATATGTTGCTGGCATATTAGCATCTCTATGCTCCGCATTCAAGCACCTGTTACTTTTTGTCAAGAACTCTACAAGCATTCTATCCGTAGCGGGTACATATAAGAATCCGTCTACAAAAGTGATAGAAGGTCTGCGGTTAACGATATTCTCAGGGAGATTATCTTGCTCGTCAACCCATAAGGTGTTGATTCCCGGAAGATATCGCATAGCTCTTTTGTAACCAGCCTCCTCATCAAAAACGATGTCGGTATTAGCCAACATAAATCTTGGAGGGAACTGCTTCTTGTCATTAGGTGAAGCATTTGTGATAAGCTTAAAGACGTAAGTCTTAGGCTCTTTTTTAACTTCTTTCTTTTCTAGGGTGATTGAGCTTAGTGCCGTTTCCATTGTTGGCTCTTGCTCAACAACAAGATTACCATTATCATCTAAGGTTCTCTTAGTTTTTTGTGCCATAGCGTTTTAGTTTAATACTAACAAAGATAGTCATTTTGTTGGTTTATTACAAAATAATGCATAAAAAAACCCCCACAGGAGAACCTGCAGGGGTACATTGGGATTAAACTATGACACTATTACTTCTTCACAACGATGAACTGGTTAGCTGCGAAAACTTGCAATCCGCAGTAAGCCATGTGATGCACGTTCAATTCCATTTTGTCAGAAGTCGGAACCTTAGCAAGAGCACCAGTCTCCCACACTTTAACTTCCTTACCTGACTCAACTTCGTTAGACACGATACGAACTGCTGGGATTTTATCTCCAGACTGAGCATCACGTCCTTCTTTCATTGGAATCAAAGCTCCGTAGAAGTCAAATTTGTTTCCGTTACTTGCCAAAGACTGTCCGTAGATAGCCTCAGAGTTGAAAGGCAAGTACTTCTTCAGATGGAAGGTAACACCGTCAATCTTCAAAGAATCGAAGCCGTATTTAACAGCCAAATCCTGAGAACCACCAGCGTTAGCCCAAACGATAGCACCATTCTGATATTTAGCGAACAAAGAGTCATCAACAGCAGTTCTCAAGTAAGAATCCATCAAGAAATGGTATTCTTGAGCACCACCATTAAAGTCAATTTGACGAACAAGGTTATGGAAATCTTCCATTCCGAAACCAACTGTGTTACCAGCGATATCGTATTGGTAAGTTTGTCCACCAGCCTCAATTTGAGGAATAAGACCTTTAGCACCTACAGTTCCAGAGATGTTATCTGCATCAGAACCGAAGATAAGCTTGAACTCTTTATTGTTCATGAAACGTCTTACAGCCTCATCCAAACCTTTGTAAGTGTAGAAAGAACCACCTTCAAAATTCAGGTAGATTTCTTCAATCTTAGCACGGTCTGTGATTTTGTAATCTTCACGAATCTCGGTAGTTGTGAAGATTTTCTTTTCTGTAAGGTTAGCAATTGTGTCAGCAGCAGAAGAAGCTTCACCAGCCTCAGTTACGCCACGGAACAACAAAATTTCACCAGCAGCCAAAGTAGAAGAAGCATTCTTCAACGGAACGATAGTAGCTGTGTGAGCACCTGCAGTTGTTTTGTTAACACCTGTGATTTTGTACTGAACACCAGAAGATGCAGCTTCAACAACTTCACCTACACGAACTGGAGATTGAGCACCACTATTGTAGTGAGAACCAGCAGTCAAAGTAACTGTAACACCAGAGTTGGTTACAGATACAGTAGATGCAGCAGTAATCTTGATAGAAGAATGAAGCTTACCGTAAGACTCGAAGTGGAAAAACTCACGTCCCGGTACTACAGCTTTCAATCCAATCATCTCAAGAAGCTGAGTGTAGTTCTGGTTGCCATACTTTTCTACGAACTTGTCATAGAATTGTGGCTTTAAGAGTGATAAGTCACTCACAAACTGACGACCAACACCAGTACCAAGTTGTACGCCAGAAGGTTGATTAATAGGCATTTTTATGCACTTTTAATTGTTAAAAATAAAATTGGTTCATTTACGAGAATCGAACTCGCATGCGAAACCGCACATCCAATAAATGATTTTTGTAAAACTGACCACACTTGGTCGTAAGAGCTTGGCGTACTGCCAAATAGATAATGCAAATATAGGATGTTTTTTTTATATCTATAAAACAAAAAACCCGGCTGCACCTGCAGACCGGGTATATTGCATGGGAAGGGGTCGGTTTACATGCTATAAAGTTTCTCAACCCAAGCATCAACGTCACTCTTAGTACTCTGAGAAGATGACCTAGATGAAGGGGAATCTCCTATAGAAACACCTTTAATGTTCTTCAGCATATTAGCCTTAGCGGAGCTTACAGCCTGAGATACTATAGACTTTATGATTTTATCCCTGTTGTTTAGCCAATATATGTCTTCGGCAAGTGCACTTGTCTTGTACTCGCCCTTTTCTGCGTCATAGTATCTAGGTCCGTAAAAGTCCTCTAAAGTGAACTTTTTTAGGTCATCCTTCATGCTAGTAAGGTCTTCCTTGTTAGGTATAAAGTTTACCTTAAAGGAAACATCATCATCCTTGTAATCCATCTCAAAAGGCTTCACAGCCTCTAATCCATTGTCAATGCTAGACTCGTATTTAGCTCTTTCAGATTGGATGTACTTATTATACTCTTCTACCTCTTTTGAATTATCTACAGACTTTGGAGCCATAGACTTCATGTATTCAGAAATATTAGGAAGCTCAATATCAACCTTCTTCTCTGATAGGTATTTTACAGCATCTCTTGCATCCTTCTTGACTTCTTTAAGAGCTCTTTTCTTAGCTCTTTCAACGGACTTATTGTATTCTGCCACCTCATCTTCGGTCATAAAGGATGTATCCTTTTTTTCCTCTTCGTGAGAATATCTGTCGTTATATTCCTTTTGAATATCGGTATCAGTCATGTCTGGGTTTTCGTACTGAATCATCAGTTTCAAAACCTCTTCGTCTGATAGCTTATCAAGATTAGATAATACGGTCTGCTCATATATGATAGGAGCAACCTCTGCGTAGTTACCGGATACTATTGAATCGAATACCTTCTTAGAAACTTCGTTCTTGAAGTCTAATTCAGGTTGAAAGTCCTCATCCTCTTCCTGCGAATCATCGCTTCCAGCTGCATTGCCGTCTCCTGAAGGCTCTTGCCCAGAATCATCCGAAGCTTTCCCTTCTGGCTGTCCGTCATCATTCTTACCCTCGACATCTGATTTTTCTGAGTCATCAGTATTACTTTCTTGCGAATTTAGTGATTCTTTTTCTTGTGAAGAATCTGTCTGCTCGTTCTGCGGTTCCTCATTCCATGTGGATTCCGCAAACGGATTGAATTCATTTGAAGTCATAGATTTGTTTTTATTTAATTACCCAATTATTGCTCTTGTTCTTGCTCTTGCTCGGCTTCAGCCTCTTGCTGTGCAGCCATCTGCTGTTGCATAGCAATAGCCCTAGCTTCTTGAGCTTGGAAGTAGTTGTCTACTATTTTTTGAAGTTCTGGAGTCAAAGGCTTATCCATTTCGTAGGATTTCTTTAGGATATCCATAACGAACATCTGCATATCACTCTCTGCTCTCATAGCCTGTTCAGTCTTAACAGTATTCACTTTGTATTCACCCTGAATCTGCTCTAATTGAGCATCCATCTGAGCTTTCAACTGTAGTGACTCCTGCTGTGACTGAGCATTCATTTGACTATTCTGCATAGCCTGTTCTTGTGCCTCCTTCTGCTTCTTCTTCGTAGCTCTTGACAAATATAGTTCACCTAGCTTAATATTCTTAATATTTCTAATATTAAATGCAGTTTCAAAGTCAATTTGACCAGAAGATAGAGCCGTTTGAACCATTCCCTCTAAATATTGTCTGTAGTCGTCATCTGGCAACATATCAACCTTGATATCAAAATACCTACCAGTTATGTTCGCCTTTACCACCTTGGCGTATTCAGCAACCCTATAATTAACAGCATCAGCTAAAAGGATACCGCATTTCATCATCGTATTCTCAATGATGTTGATATACGAGTCATAAATAAAGTCCGTTGCATTATTAGATGCAGCTATACCAGCCTGAAGCTGTTTGTTACCAAGACGAGGATTTATACCAGCCCCATCTCTTAGCTCATTGATACCAGTCTCCTCACGAAGCCTATTAAGGTAATAGTTGAAGATATTAATAAGCTCTTGTAACTGCTGAACGCTTCCGCTATTCGCAATCTCTGCGATAGGAGAACCAGCTCTTTGACCCTCTTCGGTCATTGAACGATAGTATATATTACCAGTTTGGTCGTAAATCTTTTGAATCTCAAGTGGAGAAATAGACTTACCCTCTCCGAGAGAGATATTCTGCAAACCGTCAACATCAATGATAAGACCAGCGGGTCTCATCTTAGCTACAATTTGCTGAATCTTCATATGAGTTAAAGTCATCTGACGGATAGAGGTTTCCATCCTTTGAATCATTGGAAGATTATTCAGCTCGTAATTGTCTGGCATGAAGATGGAATAACTGAAGTAAGCTTCTGCCATTTTCTCTGGCATAGAAGGCTTAATCATATTCTGTTGCTTCTTCCAATCAAGCATAATGCCACTATTCATCACATACGCACCCTCGTAGATAACAAAGATTTTCTTATCAATCATCTCCTTATTATCACCAATCTTTTCTGGTGCATTTTCCTTCTTATCAACAACGATAGAGCCATTGGATGTCTTCTTAACTTGATACAACAAGTTATCTATTGTCTTTAACTCAAATTGAAGTACATCAACTGTAAGCTCATCATATGGTCTAGTATCTGAATAACGATATTTCTCATCCCATCTGCTTACTGTATTTCTAGCCTTTACTTTCTGAGAAATCTCAAAAAACAACTGCTCATCAACTTCTGGGTATAAAACACGAAGCTCGCTTATCTTCATTGGAGTTACCTCACCGATAAAGGAGCTATCTCTAAAGTCATCATATTCAGAGAAGGAGTACACCATGTTTTGAGGTATACATCTCTTAATCTTAATCTTTCCGTTGCTGTCCATGATAGACTTGGTGGCAGCATATCCGGCAGTTATAATATCAAAAATCAGCCTTCTTTTTACCACGTTTGAAGAGTTGCTATCTAATACATATTGCAATCCTTCTTCAAAGAAAATCTCTTCCGGCAAACGATGCTCAAGCTCAAAATACAACTTAAGGTCATCATTATCTTCTGGAGTATATTCTTGCTCGTTTGTTAGCTTTAGGTTCAATTGCTGTTCTAGGCTGGAAATGAAATCCTTGTTTTCCATCCTAAACTTAGCGTCAGCCATCTCATTAAACCTCTGCTTAACGGAGATAGGGTCGATAGCTGAAACTCTTGGAGTTTCCTGTCTTTTCATTAAGCTACCCACAATAACCTCTACAAACTTTGGTGCGATGGGTGGTGGAGTGGTATCCAGATTGATATACACATCCTTACCATCAATATTCATTTGAGATAGGTACTCCTGCATGGGTTGTTTACCCATAGCAAACTTTACGTTTTTTTCTATACGTTTATTCCTATCAGTATAGTATTGCCCAGCAAAGTGGGCTTCAATATGTTTAGCTATCTTTAGCCCAAAGTCCTTGCTTTTCTTCTTGTTAGAAGGTGCAGCGTGGAAATTGAGCAATGCGTTTGAATTAGACATTACATCCCTTTAGTGTACAAAGATATTACAAATTAAGCTTAAATTTTTGTATCATGAGCACTTTCGGCTTAGACTCCTCCACGACCCTATGTTCTACCATACCCAAAAGACTAATCATAAAGCTTACCGTTCTATCAAAGATAGTTCTATTCATGTGGTCATAAACCAGAAGCTCCTCCAGTAATTCTTTATAATAAATCTTATGACAATGGTTTTCAATAAACTGAATAGCAAGTTCTAGCTGTTGGCTCATCGCAAATGGGTCAGAACTCTTTACGCCCCACTCTTTTGTCTTTTGACCTTCCCTTCCCGGCTTGATGGCGGAGCTAGGAGTCTTGCTCATGTAATTAATCAACTTATTCTCTAAGGCTATCCTAACCACGTCATCCCCGGCATCAAGCTCGTACACCAACTTACATCCATAATAAACCGCAGCTTTCAGCATTTCCTCATCAAACATACTTTTCAGCTTTGGTCTTCCGTAAAAATGACCTATCGGCATACCCGTATTTTCTGGGTCTGTGGTATTGTACTTCTTGCAAATCCAAGCACTACCCATAGAACTATACTTTGAACTAGCCATAGAGTTTCTAAAAGGGTCAACACCTATGGTGTAGATTGGTGTATTCCCCGGTACCCTACCCCTATCTCCAACCTGTGACATATTCTCAACAGTTGGTAGCTCAAGTATATGCCACATCCCTTCAGATGAGTCCTGAAAATAAACATCCCCACCCTTATGCCCATCCTTCCAGAAGAAGCTACCTTTCCTCATCCTTACAGGATTCTCTGACAAGAAGTTTATCTGTTCGTATATCTTGTCGCTATTGAAATAGCACTTCTTAGCATCTATCTTAAATGCCTCTTCAACAGAGAATGGGTTCATCCGTATTTCTTCGGAAAGTGCTGTAGGGTCTTTAATAATCTCTCTTTGTTTTAGTAGAAAATCCTTTGCACCCATCTGTATATCCACCCCAAACTTCTTCTTTATATACTGCTTCTGCCTTTCTGTTGGGTTGTCTATAATAGACATCCCGTACTCATCTATAAATCCCTCATACCCGTCATAGGCTGGGGTAAAGTATTGGAATAATCCAGTAGCCGTAATATCTTGACCTAGATGGTCTGAGCCATCAAAAAGTTCCTTGAACTCTATACCACCATTCTCTGAGTCGTTTACCGTAGATGGTATTACCGCAAATCCAACCTTAATCATACCCCTCGTTAGCGTTTTTCTTACGATGGGCCAGTATTTATTGATTGGTACGTCTTTGGGCCACTTACCTCCCTCATCTATCAATATCGCAGTAATCCTACCTGAGTCATACGAGTTTAAAGCTGTTGCACGGTAATCAATAACAGACTCAAGACCCATGTCATCATCAAACACTTTTCCCTTAGTCCTTACAACGGTCTTGTTCTTTTTCTTTGGAGGAGAGAATACGAGGCTCGTCTTAGAGGTCTCATCCTCTATAGAAGGTTTTAGAAATACTGGTAGGTTCTTGTATCCCCATACAATCATCTTCTGAAACACATCCCTAGCATCTGGGTTACCAGTCTTACTCACTATACCGCAGTTAGACTTAGGTCGCATAATAGCCTTATACACTAATGCACAAGCCTCTTGAGATGTAGCACCCTCCCTTCGTTTCTTTATTCTTATGATACCAAAGCATTGGGGTAAAGCCTCACAATGATTTCTGAATAAAAACCATCTTCTGTCTGCATCCCTATAATCTGGCTTACCGCCATCTTCAAGCGTCCAGTAATTAAGATAGAAGTAGTGTAGACCAGTTATATATGTTGGTTCCCCGTTATTATAGAACCAATATCCGTTCCTTATTTTTTCGTATTCGTTCTTAACAAAAGAAGCTTGACTGTCTGTATAAATAGGTATCCCCTCAGAATCAAACTCCAAAGAAGAAAAGTCATCCGGAACTGAAATTCTAACAAATTTTTGCTCATCCCTTTTGGTCGAGTTTTTGAATACATTCCTTTCTTCAGGAAGTTCAATTTTGGTGCCATATATCTCTATTTTCTTAGCCATTCAGTCTATTGTAAACAAATTTGTTTATTTTCTCTACTAGCTCTTTACCTTTCGCAGAAATAAAGTAACTACTTCTTTTTACCTCCCACTTATTTGCGTATCCTTCACGAAGAAGCATCCTGTTATACTTAGTGAAACGAATGGGTGAGTTCTTGAAGTTTAGTTCAAACTCTTTCTTTGAATAGTACTCGTATCTACTTGCCCAAAGCAAAAGTATGATGAACATTTCAGGCTTTTCAAAAACTTTACTTAGCTCAAACAAAGCCATGTGATACTTAGGTATATCAATAAGCTCTTTCCTTTTGCTAACGATATTGTTTATAGCCTTATCATACATTGCATTCTTAGCTATCGTCTTCTCTTTACTATACCTTAGCTTCTGTGCATACAGCCTTCGTGTCATCACAAAAACTTGGTACCTTAAATTCTTAATCAGTTCATCCTTATTACGAATCCTTTTCTTAAGGACATCTGATTTTTTTATCATGCCCCTCACTACATCTTTATGGTACGTCTGCATCTTACTAACGTGATTCGTTAGCATCTGCTTATCCATCTTTCGTATCTCTGGCTTCTTTAAATTAATTTCCATTTCTTGAAAGTTCTTCAATCAATGGTCTTCTTGTTGCAGTCTTATCCTTTTCTTCATCCCCAGTTAGGGCGAACTCTGTACGAAGCCATTTCATGTTTTCGGCTATAAGCTTAGACTCCACCATAGCTTTCATGAGCCTCTCAAATGATTTATCATCTCTGCTTGAGAAGTCTATAGTGGAACCATCTATAGCTTTAGATAGCTCGTTTAGTTTTTTATTTAGCGAGTAGTATAGACCGACTATCCCATCCTGTCTATAAAACTCTAGTTCTTGTTCTAGTGTTTTCTTTGCCATTATAATTCCATATATGATAAAGCTAATATATCATCCTCTTTAAGACGTATCACACTTGCATGGACTCCGTTTACAGCATAGGGTATCTCGTAGTCGCTATACTTATATGCTATCACTTCCTGACCTGCATGAAAATCTGTGTGTCCTCTCGGAGTTCTCTCAATTCTGAAGATATTGTCGTAGTTGTCCTCAGCCCATCCGTCTGGTATATGCACCAGCTCTGAGGAGTACTTGCGTTTCTTGATTCGGGAAATGAGAAAATAACCTGCGAAGGGAACTGGGTCGTTCCCATCAAGGTAGAAGTATATGAATGCATTGTCAATTAAATATATTTTGTCATCAATCTCGTTATCCTGTGTGGTTGCCCTGTGGTTGAATATAACTACTGAGCCTTTGGGTGCACCCTTAAAATCTTCAAGAAGTATACCGCTTGTACTTGAAGAAACCCTGCTGTCCCATGAATAGTCGCTGGCAATATAGAGTTCTATATCACCCATCGGGGTGCTAATCTTCTTCTTCGACTTGGCTTCCGGGTCCACCAGAACCAATGCCTTGTTGTGCAATAGCTTCATTATCCCTTTGTTTGGATACAAAGTTAAAGAACTTTCTTCTTGCATCAATACATTTCTCGTAGATATATTGAACCAGATATGCCTCATTCTCATCGTTTTCTACATCTGGAAGTATACCTCTCATCTTATATAAATAGTTCTTGGCATGGATTATTTCATGCACGACATACTGAATGTCCTCGTCAGCAGATGGGATAGCAAGATATATGGAGTCCTTTTGTGTAAACGCCAGAGCACCTGAGTCGCTACATTCCTCCCTATCCTCTTTACTAAACACCTTGCTCTTTAGGGCATCCCTCATCGTCATCCCCACCACAATCTTGAGGGGAACATAGAAAATCGGAATCTTATAATTGAAGGTTTTATAGAGTGTCATTCCACAAAAATACACAAAAAAGCCCTGTAGAAACAGGGCTCTTTCAACCAAAAAATCAAACATGAAAAAAGCTAGATTACCAGAGAACACGTCTCGCCCAGTAGTTAGCTGAGAATATATCGTTTTTAGTTAGGGCACCGGATTTGTTTTTAATCCCGCCAGACCGAGCTAAGTAGTTTTTTCTACGCTTCGGGTCTTTGTGCTGGGTAAAATCCTGCATACCTCTATAACCAAATTTAATCTTTTTTACCTTATCACCCTTCTTGGCTAGTACCACTTTTTTATGGCTATCACCAGCAGGAGCATTCTTTGGCTTGTTAAAGCCGGGAAACTTTTCCCCACGGTACATAATACCGCCAGCCACTCTCTTTACTCCTGATATCATTTCCTATACCTTTTTACCTTTTTTGCTATTTCCTTTGGCTGTGCCACGAACTGCTTTCCCTTTCTGTCCCCCTCTGCCTTTGCTCTGTTTGTTGCTGCCTTTTCCTTTTGGCTTAGGGCTTCCCAAGCTTTCTTTGGCAGGTATCTCATCTTCCCATTGGAGGGTTTCCCAGATGAAGTCGTCCAGTTCTGCTTCGTCCACTTCGACAACGAATTTGAGCTTGACTTCTTTCCTTGATAGCCACCACCAGATTTTTTGTATAAGGCTACCGCTAATTGTGCTTTTCTCGCACTCCACTCCCCCGAATCTCCCCCACGAGAACCAGACTTTACCCTTGATACTATTCGTTTCCATAATGCAGGATTTGTTTTTGTTGCGGTACTCATTTCCTTCTATACTTTCTGTCTTTCCTATCATGCTTATTAAATGACTTCTGTGCAGAACCTTTTCTTCTCTTACCAAACTTAACCTTGCGGTTATCCCCAGCTGATTTTGCCCTTGCCATCTAAATTTATTTAAGCATTAACATATACTTCAGCTTATTCTTAGCTTCTAAGAAATCAGCAGCCATATTCTTTATGGTCTCATCCTTAGTAGCATCAGCAAACTCTAGTAGATTGTAGCACGCCTCTTCTGCTTCATCCATCAAATCTTCCGCTTCAATCTCTTCAAGCTGAACTTGATTTAAAAACCCAGCCCCCATGCAATACTCAATAAATCTATCTTTAAAGCTATTCGCTTTTTCATAGAAGTCGCCCAAGGCCTCATGCTGTGCAAATGAACGAGTGTTTACATGAGCTACATGTGCACTAACGCTAACACAGTATAAAGACTGTACAACTTCATCTATATCAATACTTGCCATAATTCTATTTGTAACAAAAATACACCAAAATTTGTTACAAGTCTATGCTAGTCTTAATCTATTTCCATTAAAGAAAATATTAGGATTTATCCAGTACTCCATCGTAGACCCCATCTTCCTTGCAAGAACATTGTGCTCAATCAAAAAACGAATACCTTCCCGGTACGATGTAGCTGACTTAAAACCACATGCCACCATGCAGTCATCCACATGCAAGAACACAATCTCACTAAGTGGTCTAACCTTACACATCGCATATATTAATATCTTAAGTGAAACATGCGGAAGCTTGAGCAGGGTTTCATGACTCTCCTGAAAGAGCTTAACATATACCCTCGAATCATGCAGGTGCTGCTGGCTCTTGGGTAGCTTCCTTATTGTAAACAACTCACCCGTCTCTGGGTCTGTTACAATTTTTTCGTCTACCTTTGGAGTGTAGGTAATTGTAGTAACACCCTCCACCTTAAATGGGTTCTCTAGAAATGCTTGAACTGATTTCATATCTATCTTTGGTTTAGACTACAAATATATCCTTTTCAGTTTTAAAAAACAAAATAATGTTTTATGGTTGTTGATAATCATAGAGTTATGAGGTTTCCTTCTTATATATATTACAGTCTATTATAGTAGTCCAGTTTATTATAGTTCTTACAGCCTTACAGCCTTATAGCCATATTTAGCTTTACGACCTTTTTACGTTCCAGTAAATACCCTAAAAATGTAAAATAAAGGACTAGAATTATGTAATGTACCAACAGTCAAGGATTCCTTGACAGCTCAGGGGATATATATGCAGGGGGATTTACCGGGTGGGGGACTAAAATGTAAAATAGTGGTATGAGCATAGGGTTCCCGCATATTACCAGCCCAGCCCATGCCCTGTGGGAAATGGTTTTGCTGAGTGGGTAGGTCAATCTGTGGATGACTATCATGCCTAATCCATTCTAAATCAATGCGTTATGTGTTTTATGTAGCTATGCCTACCTGTAAACGTGTAAGATTACCCATGCCTTATATTATTAATATCCTGCACATGCATGTATGCACAAAACCTAACCTGTATTTTTTCCTTTACATATTTCTGAAACCTATTTCAAAACTGCATTCAGATTCTGTTAAAAATCCTTTTATTGGGAATCAATTACTTAGCTATGGATTTGTTAAAACTTTGTTAACATCCTTAAAATTATTTGGTTTGTATGTAAACACACACTATATTTGCTACCGATTCATTAATCAATCATCAAAAAAAAATCACCATGAGAGCAATTAAAAATCTTACCGAATTAGAGAAACAAGTCCTACAATGTATTGCAGATTGTATGTATGCAGAATGGGGATTCTCAGACATTGGTGCAACAGATGTTGCAAGGGAAACAGGTATTGAAACAAAAGTTGTGAGAGGAGTTATTTCATCCTTAGTTAAGAAAAAACTTGTACAGGTAGAGGACAGGACAGACCATGTAGGATACAGAGCAAATGACCCATCATGGGAACCAATCATCTACCTTGACAATGAAGCACAGGGATTAGTGGAACATTGGGTAGAGAATAACGAAGGTGAATTGGAAGCATCAATAATTGAATAATTTAAAAATAGGGATGCGACTATTCAACGCATATTTTTTATGAATAAGTTTAAGAGTTTGTTTGAGAAGTTTGAGTCAGTCACCTTAGTGAGAATCATCACAGAATATGATGATGATTGCAGATACTATGAAGCAGAATTGTACAATGGTGACAAGTTGTTGGATGCAGTCACATATTACGATAAAAGAGAAATGAGAGAGCATCTTAAGCCATACGAAAATAACGTAACAATCAAAGCAGAAAATTTTACTTACTATTTATAACCAATCATCAAAAATCAATCATCATGAAAAAGTCAATCTGTTTATTCGCATCTATTTTTTACGGGTTTATGTCCTTAGCAATCCCGTACATGTTCATCATGTTCACTAATCCTACAGGAGTCAATCTTACCTGTATGTCTATCCTGTTTGCAATATCTGTTATGGGATGCTATGCCTATGCAGATACATACAGAGAATTGAAGTCAAAAAAGCATTAACAAAGTTTTAACAACATAAAAAACAACAATCCCAAAAGTATTTCGTTTGTTTGTAAACAATTAATCAATCATCAAATTTCAATCATCATGAAAAAGTTAGTCAGAAAGTTTGCAGTTATCAACTGCACAGGAACAGACAGAAAAAAGATTCTGTTGCCAATGAATGAGTCAGCATTCAATCACATGTTATCATTGAGAAATGATACCTACAATTCAGAGGATGAAAATTGCAGGTTAGCCCTATCCACAATTAGTGGTGGATGGTCAGAGCAATCAGTAAGGGAAAACTACAAATCCCTTGTTCGTATGTCAGGAATGAATACCAATGTGTATGGGCATGAGTTACGTTCATTCTGTGTTGATAATTCTTCATGGAGTAATTGTCAATACCTGAGATTGATTGATAAAGATGTTAAGGTGACATCAGGATTCTTTGATTTTCTTGTTGAAAGAACTAACCTGAAATTCTTGGAAGAAGGAAACAAAAAATTTGTGATTGTAGATGATTCAATCATCCCTGAAGGATTAACGGAGTCCTTTATTGAAAGAGGAAAGTTGGTTAAAAAAGATTGTATGACTGAAATCTATGGTGACAGAGCAATCCTGAGATATCATCATTCTCATTGGCATCCTGAGATTGAAAAGCAGTTCACTAAATTCATGGACAAAAGTCCTGAAGCAGTCAACTTTGGATTTGAAGCAGAGAAGTCATCCAGCGAATTCAGAGAGGAAGGTATTGCTATGAAGTTGGCACATGAAACAGGATTCAAAAAAGAGGAAGATGGAAGTTTAGGTGAATACGGATTTGAACTAATCAGTCCTATCTTACCACTATACAATCAGCAGGTTATTGATGAATGTATTGCTCCTGTTACAGATTTTCTCAATGCAGGGACAAGTGACAGATGTGGTGGACATTTCAATATATCCATGAATGGTATTGAGTCAAGAGATATCCTTAAAGGAATTAAAGGTAGCTTACCTATCCTGTATTCAATCTATGAAAAAAGAATAGGCAATAGCTATTGTCCTGTTAGAAATTTCTCTACCTACCTTAGAAGAAGGGATAAATATCAGGCATGTTACCTGAAAAATATGAATGTGCTTGAGATTAGATTGTTCCCTGCAATCAAGAATGTTAAAGTACTACAGAATAGAATTGAGTTGATGCGAATGGTAATGGGTAATCTGTATGGGAAAACAGCTATGAAGGTATTGCTTGAGTTAGCCAATCCTACAACAAACATCCATAACTTTTTACTGAATGTGGTGCTGAATGGTGATGTTGCTAAGTTCACAGAGAAGTTGAGATTGTTTGCAAAGTATTCAGAGCAATACGGATGTGGCAAAATATCCCTTGCATGTAAGAAAAAAGTAAACAAGTTGATGCAGGATGTGGTATTCCACATTCCTGTACCTGCACCACAGGTTATTGAAACAATCACAGAAGTTGCTGAATGTGACAATCAACAAGAGCAACAAAGCAATACAGAGGAAGTTAGTGTTTATTCATTCCTGCATTCACATGAACTGAGAATGGCATCTTCACAGGTTGAAGGATGGACTCCTGCCAATACAAATGATTTACGTTTGATGATTGGCAGAGCAGATAATCTGTGCAATCAAACATCACCAGCTCTTTCAGATTTTCAGATTCTTGCTAAAACTTTAGATGAGTTTGGATATTCAAGGGATGATGAATTTAGTCAGACATTCGCAGGTGCTACGCCATCCGAATTGGTACATGCATTCAGAAATGGTTTTGTTAGAGCATCACGAACAGGTGTAACGGATGGTGCAATTAAAATTTCATTCATGGCATTCTGTATACTGAATTACCTAATTAGAAAAAGAAGAATACGGAATCGCTTATCAGGTTACATCTACATGTATAATGGTGTTATGCTTTTCTTATCAGTTGAAGTTACAGATACCAATACATTCGGTGCATTCGGAATGGAAGGTCAAGGAATTCAATGGATTATTGAATCACCACAATTCTTACAAACCTACAATATACAAAGATGATGATTGATGGTAGTGGGGTGAGGATTCATCCAACATTCCCCACTATTTTTTTGTCAAACAAAATTTATTTCCTAACTTTATATTCTAACCAAAAAATTACAAACCATGTGTACATTCTTCGTAAAAAAGCCTAAGCAAAGATTAAACAAGGAGCATTTTCTTAACATCATTGAAAACAATCCGCAAGGATTTGGATTTGTATACACTACAGGAACAAAATTAGTTATTGTCAAGTCATCCAATCCCAGTCCTGAATCAATGTGGAAGAAGTTTTGTGATGCTGAAGCAAAATATCCGCAATCACATTTCATTGGTCATGGCAGGATTGCTACAGGAAGTGCTATCAACAATAACAATACACATCCCTTCTTAATCAATCAGAGTTTATCAATGGTGCATAACGGAATCCTAAGACAATTTCCTTCAACGATACAGAAGTCAGATACAGTTCAGTATATTGAGCAAGTCATCAAGAAATTGCCAAAAGATTTTTACAAGAATAGTGGTATCATGGACATGATTAGTCGTGATATCACAGGTAGTAAGTTTGCATTCTTATCTGTTGATAACAAAGTTTATGTAGTCAATGAACATTCATGTGTTATTGATGGTGAAACAGGAGTCCTGTTCAGTAACACTAACTTTAGAAAAACTGAATGGTTGGATTATGGCGGATTGAAAGTTGACAAGAAGTCAATATCTAAGAATAAATTAGGTAAGTATAAGGATACATTTTCATCCTATCCAGTTCAGAATAAATTAGATTTTCATGTTGATTCAGATTGTTGTGAGATTAAAAACAATCCTACAAATGATTGGGAGTATTGTCAGGATTGTCATGATTGGGTAAGAAAGCATGAATATAGTTACGATTGGGGATTGTGCAAACAATGTGAAGGTGAATACGGATTGACAGGAGTGAAGAATGAGGATAACTATTCCAAGACAATCACAGGTAAGCATTATGGTGACATAAATTATTGCGATGATTGTAACGTAAATGTAGCATCACATACACATGAGGATTGGCGTTTATGTGACCTGTGCATCAAGAGTTATGAAGACCCAAAACCTAATTTGAAAGTTTTGTAATCATGGTGGTTAGGAATACGGGGACAAGGTTTGTCCTGTCCCCAATTTTTAAAATTAAAAAATTATACCAATATGTCAATGTCTATGCAAGGTCAGGAGTTATTTATATCAACGATGGCAAAGGTTGTTGTTGATGTAGCAATACAGAATAATCCTGAATACAACAAGTTTATGGATGGGATTATATCATCCCTTATTACAATGGCTAAAGTTGAGAAGTTGCTTGATGATGATGAGATTGAGATAGCAATCAATATCATCAATAGCAGAGCAAAGGAAATACTACAGATAATCAACATGGGTAACATTGAAAATGAGAACGATATTGATGACATCATAAACAGAGCATTAAATTCAGGTAAAGAATAAACTATTTAACCATGGAAAAGTATTATGCAAAACAGGTAATCCAATTTAATGAAGAAAGTAAAAGGACAATAACATTAGATGCACAGATTATTTTAGGCATGAAGTCCTACGAGGAGTTAGGTAGGTTTGTCAGGGATAAGATGGAATCTAAAATAAAAGAATTGGATTGGCATACAGAACAAGTTAAGAAACAATCAAACCTATAATTAAAAATCAAAAAAAATCAACATGGAAAATTTAATCATCCAACTAAACGAAGTACTAAACTATTCCTTCTATGGAATCGGAATTGCTTTCATCCTTTCTATTGGTATAACAATATACCAAATGTCAAAAAATAATTTACCTAATCTTTAAAATTTTTAACATGGAAAATACGTTATCAACATTCACAGACCTTACGCCATACGAAAGACAGATATTCATAGCTGAGTTATACCATAACGCATGGTATTCGCAGGATAGATACGAGCAGTTGTATGACCTGTTCAGCAACTGGAGAGATAATCCAGTAAGAGAGAAAAAATTTTTAGGCGAAGTAACTAACAATCTAAATGAACCAGCACATGAGAACTAATCCTATATTCTATTGCAAAAGATGTAGCGGTGAAGGTGGATGGATAGATTTTGATGAAGATGCAGAAATCTTTTTTCAATGTCCCGATTGTAATGGTACAGGTTTAAGTCAAGATAAAAAAGAAAAACATGGAATCAAAAAAACAAAAGATGGCAATTCAGATGTTGCTAAGAATAGCAAGTCATCTGGCTATGGAAATAAACGAAGTACATAATGGTAGTACAATAGTTGGAATAATCAGAAACAAACAGATATTAACCATGATTCATTGTATATCAATTATAAGTGGTGTATCTGTTGATGAATTAAC